GCTTTACCCCAAACAACAACGGGGATAAAATCGGTTTCTTTATTTCCATCGGCGTCCTTGAAAGGTCTGTCTACCGCTAAAGTAAACTGCGTTACTACTTTGCCGGTCTGCGTATACTTTACGTCCGGGTCTTTGGTTAATCTCCCGAGCAGGACAACTTTATTCATGTTCAACTACACCCTTTCCCGCTAAAATCCGAATAAGCAAACAGTTCCCACTCTGGCAGATTATCTGGTATAGTGCTTGCATGACGCATACAATCAGAGTTTACACACTTTTCTCCTTCGTAAAATTTGTTACTAGCTAAGCAGAAACAAATATCTCTATAGCACATCATTTTCTGTTTCACTCCAATCTAACCTTTGCCCGCAACGTGGGCAGTAATTATCGCTGCGCATTACTTCTACTTTGCAGGTATCTTCGGGGCAAAACCACACCGACGTCCCAATCACACATGGCCCATCGTTGCTATCATCGTTTCGCAAATAAAATACCAATGGCTTTTTGGGTAAGTCCCTATTACGATCAATCATTATCTATTCACTCTCACTTTCAAGCCAATGTTTTATACCAGTTTGACATGGTAATTTTTTACAGTTTTCACTGCCTTGCCTGTAAACACATATTTTTTGACAATTGTTTCTGCCTGCTGCCTCAACAAATGCTGCCATTTCTTCAATGCTCATAGCTTTAATTCTTTCGTAGTTAGTCATTTCAAACCTCCTACGAGCAATGTTATTCCAAATAATATAAGTGTTATAGCCCCTGTAAGGTAAGTGATGATATATAAGCGGCTATGTCTGTCACTACCGTCAGTCAGAAGTACCAATATAAACCAAAAAGCCGACGCTATAGCCACAATAATAAATGCTGTAACGGCACAACTCATTAGTAAATAAATAAAATCCATGCTATTTATTCTCCTTCTTCCTCTCTCTTTTCAGTTTCGCCTTTTGACTTCCAAGTTTGCTGTTTTTATACCGCAGCATTTTCACTTCTTTAAGCAGAGCCACCAGCTCCGGCTTGACTATTGGTATATAAGCATCTTCTGGCTCATCTTTTATTAAATTTAGCATTACTTTGACATTAACCATTAACAGCACCGTCCTAAATAATTCTTATTAATGCTTCAACTCTCGGTACTTCTGCATACCACTTATTAACCGTAGCGGCTACTATCTGCTTATCGTCTTTGTACGCTATCCCACTAAGGGCGTCTGTAATACACTTGAATATATTATCGGTATCAGGCTTCTTTGCGGGACGCTCTCCCCCTAAAATAGCCTCCTGTTTAAACTTTTTAGACTTGCTTGTCGGAATACTCATGTAAGCTGTTATCGTGACCGCTAAGGGCAATTCTGTGTATTTCCAGCCTTGGTTTTTTATTTCTTCCTGCGCAATAAGCTTTACATATGCTTTGTAGTTCCTGCTTTTTGCCGGATCATATGCTTTAACAAAGCCTCCTGCTGTACTAAACCTCGGTCTACCTTGTGCGCACGGTTCTCCCGGTATCGTTATCAGTAACTCAGTCAATATTTTCAACTCCTTATATTTAAAAGGCTGCCCCCTGTGGTAAGGCCATTCCACAGGTATACTTCCCTTTTGCGCCACATTGCTTGTATATAGTGCCGAGGCAGTAGCTGGGCAGCAGTTTTAAATTAAAATAATTCTTGCTGCAAATCTTCTTGTGCAAATCTTCTTTCAAGCTGTTCAACTGAATAGTCGGGCTTAAATTTGTATGCTGTTCTGCTGTCCATGTCAATAAGCTCTTGCCACAGTTCAGGATAATGTTTTCGTAACGTTCGCAGTTCGCTAAGACGTTGTAGCGGACAGCACCAACAACTTACACGTTTAAAATGTTCATATAATCCGTCCCAGTCAAAGCCTCTATCATAGCAGTACTGTAAAGCCTGTGCTTCTGTTATCCCCCAATCGAACAAAGGGTGTATTGTGTTTTTGAGTATATTCTTGTGCCGCTTCGGTTCGTCTGCAGCTATACCGATGTACTGGGTATATTCACCTTGGCTTTTTAGGTATTTCTTTGTAGGTTCTTGCTTTAGCAACCGAGTGCACCAACGTACCCACATTCTCGCCCAGCCGTAACCCTGCGACATTTTACCTTTCCCCTTGGTCTTGATATGCTCTGCGAAATAATAATCAAAAGATTTTTCCGCTTTTAAGGTAGTAATTTTTCGACCTATGTATTGCTCAACCTTGCCAATGTGGACATACATACCTGGGAACTCTTTTCCTGTGTCGCAGAAAATTATTTCATCAACTTGCATTCCCTTTTCCAACATCATTAGCAACATGGCGGTACTATCCTTGCCACCGCTAAACTGTACGATGTGCTTCATATCACCCTCCTAAAACAAATTTATCGGTATATCTGCTTCTGCGACTTCTCCAAATACGTCAAGTGCATTACCGCATATGATTTTATTCATAAATTTCCCCACTCTATTCATTGCTTATGCTAATATCTTCCTTTTCTCGTAAAAGCTTGAATTTACTGACTGTTTCCCGTGCTATTACGGCTCGTTGGTCATCCGACCACATCAAGCAGTTCGGACAAATACGCACCTCAAATCTATGTCCTCTGGTTATATGGCTACCCGACATCGTTTCCTTATGGCATATATCACAATTCATGATCTCACCTCAAAACGGTTCTGACTTATTAGTGTTCAGCTTGTCAAAATATTCTTCGCCTAAAATCTGTAGTTCTGCCATATCTGCAGCAAGGTTATATATTTTTGCATGCTTATTATTTCCATGTGTATCGGAAACCTTAGCTCTAAATTCGGCAATAGTCCCTAAGAAACAACCACAAGACACTGTTATACCTTTGTCTTTATTTTTGAAAAATGTCGTAAAACTAAATCTACTACCAATGCGACCGATCAATAAATAGTCAGCGTCGCCGCACACCTTAGCGTCGCCGTACACCTCAGCGTCGCCGCACACCCTAGCGTTGCCGTACACCTCAGCGTTGCCGTACACCCAAGCGTCGCCGTACACCTCAGCGTCGCCGTACACCCTAGCGTTGCCGTACACCTCAGCGTTGCCGTACACCTCAGCGTTGCCGCACACCCTAGCGTCGCCGTACACCTCAGCGTTGCCGCACACCCTAGCGTCGCCGTACACCTCAGCGTCGCCGCACACCCTAGCGTTGCCGTACACCCAAGCGTTGCCATCTTGCGCTAAGTTATCTTCTTTTTCCACATATCCACCAAGTTCACCAACTTCAACACTTCCAAAGCTAATTAAAGCCTTAATCCTAAATAATTTCTTGCCCCATTTTTCTATAAACTCTGCTGTCAACTCATACTTTTTCATAGTTACCGCTCCTTTAAACTTTAGCTAATTCACCTTGACGACAGGTTGACCGTTTTGGTACTACATCAGGCACTAACGGATGATATTTATAACACCGTTCACGATCAGCAACCACATAAGTAAATCCGCTTTCTTTGTCTACTCTCAAAAACGGTTGATGTCCGCTGTATGGGCAATCACCAGTGTTAATACATGCAGCGCATTTTCGGTCAACGTCTGCGATGAAGTTAATATCGTTGTAATTACGCTGCAAGAAGCTATCGTCGGCGTCAGGGAAAATCCTCTTTGCTGCAGCTCTAACTTTATCGCTTATTGGCTGCCGTAGCTCACCAAATGTTTTACCAGCATCAAGGTCAGCAAATAGCTTCTTCACAAACTCATTCGCCGTTTTAGAATTACGCTCAATAGCTTTCTTTTCTTCGCGAATTTTATTCTGCCGGACTATCGACAACGCTGTATTGATGTCGAACCACGTTGCCCAGCGCGTATTGTTATTGGCCACCCACTCAACAGCTTCTGCCCAATCTTTGACCTGTGTATACTTGTATTGCTCCAGCGTTTTAGCCATAAAGTTTTCCCGCTGCACATCATTCATCGGTGGTGGAGATAAGCCAGCCGCCCGCCATACCACAAACGCAGCCTCTATATCGCCGATATCAAGCATTCAAATCACCTCACCATGCCCATTCTTTTTTCTGCTCTGTAACACGTATCTCATCTTCCCAACGCCTATCCTGCAAGAAGGTTTCAGGGTATGGAATATAAGCCCCGTTGTTTTCTTTCCAACGGCTTGTTTGCTTATACTGCTCAACAGCAGCTATGATTTTTTCATACAGCTCCACACATGGATCAACCAGCTTGTTCCACTCGATTTTAGCTACAG